GAGCGCGACCAATCACTTTGCTGATCCGCGTACGCCCTGCAACTGCGCCTATGTCCTCTCGGATGGGTATGCGGGCAGTATCTGCGAGGTTTCGTTCGATAATGGCTTGGCAATCGGAAACGGGGGTAACGACTCCCCGTCGATCGCAGAAGCCGCCGCCAACGCCCGCCTGATCGCCGCTGCTCCAGACATGTTAGCCCTGCTTGAGCGCCTGGCTGACGATTACCCACCTTCCTCAGTGGGACGCGAGTGGATCGATAACACCATCGCCAAAGCCAAGGGAGAGCAGGCATGACGCCCGCCCGCACCCTCGCCAAGCAATGGCGAGCCAATCCCTCTGACCGCTTGCGTATCGAGCGCATGATAGCGGTTAGTGGGCGCCAGTCCGAGTTCTCCCGAAATCGCAAGGGCGAGCTGGTGGCCAAGGTCACACAGGCCGACCGTGAGCGTGTTGCTGGAGCATCCGCATCGCTCAAGGCCTTCAAGTCTTCGTCTGCTGGCTTTCGTGAAATGCCTGAGATGACGGTCGCGGAGAAGGTCAAGGCTTTTACCCCCGTACCGTTCGAACGCCCCGCTGTCTTTGATGGTGAGAGGGTGTCTCCGGCTGTTGCTCAGGAACTTCGTGATCTTGGGAGGGCCGCATGACGGGCGCGTTCGTCGCAACGAAGCAGTTCGGCCGCTCATGGTGGCACGCCTACGACGAGAAAGGAAACTTCCTTGCCCTCGGTAAGACCTCTCGCGGCGCTAAGGAATTGGCGCTGCAAAAGCTTTCACTTGGTGATGTACGGCGGCGGCCGGATTGTCTGCCTGACGTGCCAGCGCACAATTTGGGAGCGCCCGCGTCAGGGATGAGCGCCGGAACGGCTGAGACTGCATCGCAGGCTCAGGGCGAAGCCCGCCAGCCCGACCCCGAAGGGGAGACGCCCATATCCAGTGGTGAAGCTGACGAGGCTGTAGCCGCTGCGCAGGCCGAGCGCGACATCATGAATGAAATTGAAGAGCGCTGGTTTCGTGAAGCCGCTGAACTAGCTCGGAGAGAAGGGGTATGACACAGGCGTACAAAGTCACCTTCACGCTCAACGGCGTCCGTCAGGTGCGCACCGTCTACTCGGACAGCGCTTCGAGCGTCCGCAAGACAATCGCGCGCGCATACCCAGGATCAACCAAGATCGTCGCTCAGCGCGCTCCGGAGTTGGATCTGTGACCCTCAAGCCCTTTGATCAGCTTAGGTGTGATCTCTCAGATACTTACCGGGCAAATCGCTGCGCGACCGCGCTTTCGTCGCTTCGCGATCGAGCCCCTTCGGGTCTCGCCCATCCGGCTTCAATCGCTTTTGCGGGAGCTTTCAAATGAAGAGCTTTGATCAACAAGTTGCCGATTGGGCGCGCACTAAGGGCGCCGATGAAGTGTACGAATACGGCGACCCGCTTAACTGTGCGCTTTGCCAGTTTCTTCGCGATACTGGAATGGCCCGCAACCCATCGGTTGGGCCGGACGATTGGTCCGATGGCAATTATCTACAGAATACTCGTCACCCCATCGGCAAGGAAATGGCGAAGGCTCTGTCGATGCGCCCGCACACTTTCGGCGCTCTCACTGATCGGCTGTCCCATGCATAGCACCCATACCCCCAATACCCAGAAGGGTTTTGGACCTGATCCGGCTCTTGCCGTTCCGGTCGAGCCCTTCGGTCTCGCTCGCTTCCGCGACGGCGATCCGGGGTATGCGCTTGGCCTCTATGTATCGGCCACAAACACCTTCCTGAACTACGCCGCAACGGCGGTCCTGTGTGGATTGCTGCCGGTGTCGTTCGCGATCTGGGAGGGCTGGCTGTGACCGAACTTGAGCGCCTGCGCAACTACGCCCGCGAGTGCAGCATGATGATGATGCGCCTCTCAGGCGGCGGCTCTGAAATGTTCATGCGGATCGGGGATGAGTTCTACGCCGAGCCCTCCCTTTGCGAACAGCGCATCCGTGAAAAGCAGGAAATGCTTCGGCGCTTGGACGAGCGCCGCAATCTCACCGCCGCTTCCGGTCATCATGGCCCGGCAAGTCGCGCCTCCGCTGCGGAAGCCAGCGCGCGCCAAGAGGCTTCCCATGAATAAGCTGTTCGCAGCCATGGCCAAGGCGTTCCCCGAAATCGAGGGGGCGACCAAGGACAGCAACAACCCGCACTTCAAATCGAAGTACGCGGACCTTTCCAGCGTGGTCGAGGCGATCAAGCCCGCGCTGTGCAAGCATGGGTTGTTCTATGCGCAGATGACGCATGAGCAGTCCGGAGGTGTGTGCGTGGAAACCATCGTCGGGCATGAGAGCGGCGAGCAATTCAGCTTTGGCAAGCTGTTCGTGCCGGCGAGCAAGCAGGACGCACAAGGATACGGCTCTGCGCTGACCTACGCGCGCCGCTACAGCCTCATGACGGCTTTCGGGGTGTGTCCGGAGGATGACGACGGAAACGCGGCTGTACGGGCCGCTCCGGCGAACGGCGGTAGTCTTTCGTCCGCGCTGGTTACCCAGGATCAGGAAGCTGACCTACGCGCGCTGGCAGAAGAGGTCGGCGCCGATATTCCCAAGTTCTGCGCCTACATGAAGGTTCAGGCGCTCTCCGGCATCCCAGCGGCTCGCTACAAGGATGCCGTCGCGGCCCTTGAAGCCAAGCGGAAGATCGCGGCGTGACCGGCGAAATCGAACAGCGCTCGGACGATTGGTTTGCGATCCGGTGCGGCAAGGCAACCGCCTCGCGCATCGCTGATATTGTGGCCAAGACCAAGAGCGGCCCATCGGCCTCGCGCGCCAACTACATGGCTCAGCTTGTGAGCGAGCGCCTGACCGGCGTTGCTGAGCAGGGCTATTCGAACGCCGCGATGCAATGGGGCTGCGCCTACGAAGCCGATGCCCGCGCCGCCTACAGCTTCCGCGAGGATGCGGACGTGACCGAAGTGGGCTTTGTGGAGCATCCGACGATTGCCTGGTCTGGCGCGTCCCCTGATGGCCTTGTTGGCGATGATGGGCTGGTCGAGATCAAGTGCCCGAACACGGCAACGCATATCGACACGCTGCTCTCCGGCAATGTGCCTGAGAAGTACCGCACGCAGATGCTTTGGCAGATGGCCTGCACGGGTAGGAAGTGGTGCGACTTCGTGTCCTACGATCCCCGCTTGCCCGAAAAGATGCGGCTGTTTGTCGCCCGTGTTGAGCGCTCGGAAGCCGACATAGCAGAGTTGGAGGACGCGGTAGCCGTGTTCCTCAAGGAGGTGGCCGACAAGGTTAGCGCCCTGCGCGAAGCCTACGACCCCCAACCGGCGAACGACGACGCCGAACATCTCGTCAATCTTGTGAGAGCTGGATAACCATGGCTAATCGTTTCGACGTTCTATCGCCGCGCCCAAAGAAGGGCGGAGGCACGTTCTGGCACAGGGTCGGCACTGCATGGCAGGGCGACAAGGGGATCAACGTTGTCTTTGACAGCATCCCCCTGCCGGATGCCGAGGGGCGTGTCAGCGTCTCGCTGTTCGAACCGCGCGATAACAACAGCGGCTCCGCTCGCGGCAACGGCGGCGGGCAGTCCTATGCTGGCGTTGACGATGGGGACGCGCCCTTCTGATGGCCCTCCCGGCTCGCCTCAAAGACGACCACTTCAAGCCCAAGGCACGGCAGAAGGTCTGCCATGTCTGCGGCGAGGTGTTCAACATGCCGGCGAATTATAGCTGGGCGCAGTGGGAGGCAAAAACCTTCTGTTCCAACCGCTGCGCACAGATAATTCCGCTGTCCGAGCGCCTGTATAGCGCCATGGAGAAAGACGCGGTGACGGGTTGCTGGAACTGGACTGGCACGAAGGCTCGCGGCGGTTACGGGCGCATCGTCATTCGCGAGGAAGGCCGCAGGGTCCAATTGGTCGCCAGTCGTGCTGCCTATGAGCAATGGGTTGGCCCGATACCTGTCGGGATGATGGTTCTGCACGGCTGCGACAACGCGGGCTGTATCAATCCACAGCACCTTCGGCTCGGCACGCACCAAGACAACATGGACGACAAGGTGGCGCGGAATCGCTGCCGTAACCAGTACGGGAGGCCCAAGAAGTATGCTTCCGCAGCGGCTTAAGCCTGACCATTTCAAACCGAAGGCACGCGTCCGAAGTGTAGCGCACCGTGATTGGGTGAGAGGCCACTATTGCTCGGTCCCCGGATGCAACCGAATGCCGATCGAGGTCGCGCACATCAACCGCGCCAGCACGCGCGGCATGGGCGAGAAAAGCAGCGACGCCTTCACGGTAGCGCTGTGCCGGGACCATCATTCCGAAAGCCATCGGGGCGAGCGCACTTTCGAGCGCAAGTACGGGATCAACCTCCTGATCCTGGCCGAGGAATTCTACCGCAAGAGCCCGCACAAGGGGAAGCTAAATGACCCGTTCTAACGAACTGGATCGGTCAATCGCGGAAGCGGAAACGCTGTTCGTTGAAGCCGGCCGCGCCCGTGTGAAGGCCGAGGCCATGGATCTTCGCCGCAAGCGCGTCCGCGCCGCCCTGTTCGTCAAATACAAGGGCGACGGCAACCCTGTCGGCGCCAGTGAGCAGATGGCCGAGGCTGACCCGGTTTACGAACTGGCCTGCACAGATTGGGAAAACGCCGCCCTGGAGGCTGAAACGCTCCGGGCACAGGCGGAAGCAAAGCGGATGCGGTTCGAAGCCTGGCGCACGTCGGCGGCGAACGAGCGTGCCGCGATGAACCTGCGGTGATCCGGATGCGTGAGCGATCGAAACCCGGAGGGCGGAGACGCGAAGCAGGCTCCGTGCGCAAGCATGAGAGCGCGGTGCGAAGCACACGCCCCAAATCCTCCAGCAATAGTGAGACCCCTCATGTCCTCTGAACAAGTACAGGTCACATGCGATGCGTGCGGCGGCAATGGTTACAGCGGAGGCGTCATGCCTGCCGACCCGGACTTGCGCGGCGAGTATGATTTCGCCTGCGAGGTATGCTGCGGCAA